GATTTTCCTGAATTAAAGGTAGTAGCGTTAGATGCTTATAAGTATTGGGAACCTGAAACAATTGTAATTGAACAAAAAGCAAGTGGTGAACCTTTGACGCAAGAATTTAGAAGGATGGGTATACCTGTGGTACCGTTTACACCTAGTAAGGGTAATGACAAACATACTAGAGTAAATGCCTGTGCTCCTTTATTTGAGAGTGGTCAAATGTGGTATCCACATGGAGAGAAGTTTGCAGAAGATGTAATTGACGAATGTGCAGCATTTCCACACGGTCAATACGATGACTATGTTGATTCAACCACACAAGCTGTGTTAAGGTACAGACAGGGACACTTTATTGAGTTATACTCTGATCATGTGGACAATGAAGATTTACCACCTAAAGAGTATAAATACTACTAGGAGAACAGAATGAGCGATTATACCGATGCTTTACTACAAGAAGAAATTAAAAGAGGAGAGTTGCTGGCAAAAGAAAAACCTGTAACTAAAAATTATGGAGATGCTTTACGAGCAGGTAGAGATAAAGTAAAGAAAAAGACTGTAAAAGAATCTGCAATACCAAGTGTTGTTCAAAAAGAACCTAAATCTAAATCTTTAAAAGATACTACAAACGAATTAGCTAAGGCTGATAATCCAATGAGAGAAATGTACAGACAAAAAATGAAAACAGAAGCATTGTCTAAATTAATACCAGGAGGCGGAGACCCGATGGCTATGATCAACCCACAAAGTAATGCTGCTCCAGTAGAACAACCTTATGATTTATTAGATCGTTTAGCGGTTGATAAGAGAAAAGCAGATTTTAGAGTTAGACAACAATATGCTTTACCTGTACAATCAATAGGTCAAATGACTCAAGCAAAGAATGGACAATTTGTTACAGTAAAAACTAAATTTGGTAGAACTAAAAAAACGAGAATAACATGATAGAAGAAAATATTGAGGTTACAGATAAAGACGGTGACGTTGTAGATGTACAAGAGAATCAAGAACAACCTGTAGATGTAATGGTCGAAGAGCCTGTTGAAGAGGGCATGGAGATGCAGCAGGAAGAAGAGAAAGAAGAAGATTTTTTTGAGAACATTGCAGAGTCTATGGATGATAGAGATCTAAGTCATTTAGCTAAAGATTTAATATCCGATTACAAAAGAGATAAAGAGTCTAGAAGCGATTGGGAAAAGTCTTACATAAACGGTTTAGATTTATTAGGTTTTAAATACAAAGATGAAGGGCAGCCTTTCAAAGGAGCATCTAGTGTAACGCATCCGTTACTTGCAGAAGCTGTCACACAATTTCAGGCACAAGCCTATAAAGAGCTTCTTCCCGCTGAAGGTCCTGTAAAAACCATGGTAGTTGGCGAGAAGAATATACAAAGAACCATGCAAGCTAATCGTGTAAAAGAGTTTATGAACTACATGATTTTAAATCAAATGGAGGAGTACACTCCTGATTTCGATCAATTATTATTTTATTTACCTTTAGCTGGTTCTGCATTTAAAAAGATTTATTATGACGACACAATGAAAAGAGCGGTTAGTAAATTTGTTGCGGCTGAAGATTTAGTTGTACCTTATTATGTTACTAACTTGTATGAGTGTGAAAGAATTACACATCTTGTAAAGATGAGTGAAAACGATGTCTTGAAAAAACAAAAGTCAGGTTTTTATCGTGATGTTGATTTATTAGATACCGATGAAGAAAGTGATGTACAAGATAAGTATAATGAAATAGAAGGTGTATCTAAAACATCATTAGGAGATGACTATCAATATAGTATTTTAGAAATGCATGTTGATTTAGACTTAGACGAATATACTGAACAAGAAGAAGAAAAGAAAATTAAGATCCCTTACATTGTTACTATTGATGAAGGTTCAAGTAGAATTTTAAGTATCTATAGAAACTACAGACCTAATGATGAGATGTTCAAACGTAAAGAATATTTTGTACATTTTAAATTTTTACCAGGTCTAGGGTTTTATGGTTTTGGTTTAATACACATGATTGGTGGTTTATCTAAAACTGCGACAGCTGCATTAAGACAATTATTAGATGCAGGTACATTAAGTAATTTACCAGCGGGTTTCAAGAGCCGTGGTATCAGAATCAGGGATGATGATCAGCCCTTTCAGCCTGGTGAGTTCAGAGACGTAGATGCTCCTGGTGGAAACATCAAGGATCAATTTCAACTACTTCCTTTCAAAGATCCGAGCCCTACCTTAATGAACTTACTAGGTTTTGTTGTTCAAGCAGGTCAGCGTTTTGCTTCGATTGCAGATATGAAAGTGGGTAACGATACACAAAACAGAGCAGTAGGAACAACCTTAGCATTATTGGAACAAGGCTCACGGGTCATGAGTGCTATTCACAAACGTTGTTACTATGCAATGAAACAAGAATTCAAATTATTACATGAAGTCTTTAGTGAATACTTACCACCGATTTATCCGTATGCGACATACGGTGGTAATCAGTTTGTGAAAGCAGCAGACTTTAGTGAAGATATTGATGTGATACCTTACGCTGACCCTAATATATTCTCTGTTTCTCAACGGGTCACACTTGCTATGGAGCAGTTAAAAGTAGCACAAACTGCTCCACAGCTTCATGATATGAGAGAAGCGTTAAGAAGAGTATATGAAGCAATGGGGACAAAACAAATTGATACAATTTTAAAGCCAGAGCCTCCAAAAATACCAAAAGATCCTGCGTTGGAGAATGCAGAGTCTCTTCGTATGCAATTACCAAGAGCTTTTACGACACAAAACCATGATGCACATATTATTTCACATACAGCGTTTACACAAACACGTATGGTACAGGTAAATCCAATGGTAAATGCGTTATTGCAGGCTCATATTGCAGAACATTTGTCTATGAAAGCAAGAGCACAGGCTTTAGCGATCATAAGCACGCAAAGACCAGACTTAATGCAGTTAAAAGATCAGAATCCAGAGCTATTTCAGGTAGAATTTGATAGTATAGTGGCGTTACGTACTGCTGAATTGACTCAAGAGTTACAAAAAGCAGAAGAATTCCAAAATAACGGAGATGAGTTAGTTAAATTAAAGCAAAGAGAGCTTGATTTGAAGGCAATGGACTTACAAAGAAAGAACATGGAGTTCCAACAAGAAGAAGTGCGTAAGGTAAACGAGTTTGATGAGAAAATTGACCTTGAGAAGATGAAAAGAGAGGATGCAGAAGCGGCAGCTAAAGAAAGAATACGTGTTGCGGACAATAAATCTCAAATTGCAGCTACAAAAGTTGCAAATGATATAATTAAATCAAAAAGGGAACGTGATGGCGGGTAAACGTTTTGGTGCTCCTCCTAAAAAGGGGCCTAACACACAAGGTTTTGACATTGATTACATGAAAGATGGTAAAATGTCTGTAGTAAGTAAATCTAAAGTAAAAGAGTTGTACGACAAATTAAAACCTTTAAACCCTACAGTAGCTAATAAAGTTGTAGATAAGATTATTAAAAGTAAAAAATACCCTTATGTTAACAGAGCAATGAACCCTAAAACTCCTACTAAAAACAATCAAACTATTAGAACAATGGGAGCAGATGGTAAGTTATTTCCTACTATACGGATGGTTAAGGGTAAATTAAAAGAATACAAACCTAAAGAAGCTTTAAAAATTACCAAAAAGAAAAAAGATGCGATACCTGTTATAGATATAGCACCAACTTATGTGAGCACAAAAGATGTATCTTTGGCTTTATCAAAAAGAATAAGTAAAGCAAGAGGAGCCCCACCAAAAAAGGGACCTTTACCACAAGGTTTAAAAATTGGAGCCTTATCAGATTTAGGTTGCCCTCATCGTGAAAATGGTGTACAAGGTAGTGACATACAGGGAATAAAACCCCTGCAAGTGAAAGGTAAAAAATTTACTGGTGTTAAATGATTTCTGGCGATTCTTTAGAATACGAATTTATAACAGAAGAAATACAAAAGTTAAAACTGAACGATATAGTTCTAACTTGCGAAATAGGATTGAGAAGAGGGCTTGGTTCTAAAACTATAATGGATACTATGATATCTAAAGGAGCAGTTTATTATAGACATATTGCTGTTGATCCTTATGGTAATTTAAACTATCAGCATTACGATGACGGTATTCCCGCTACAGCAGACTATACTGATTATATGAAAGTTGAAACTTTAGTGGACTTATGTAAGTACACACAGTTTGCTTTTTTTGAGTTTCCAGATACGTATTTTTTTAAAACTATGAAAGATGGTTACCCGTTAAGTATAAATGGTAAAACGTATATGCATGATAAATACTCTGTGGTTCATTTAGATGGTCCGCATACTACTTTAGCAGTGTCGCAACAAGTAAGTTTTTTTATAAGAAATATGGAAGAGGAAAGTTTAATAATTATTGATGATCATGAAACATTTAATATGAGTTCTATTACTTGGATTTTAGAAAAAGTAGGTTTTAAAGAAATAAGACGAGGCAAAAGAAAATTAATTTTTAAAAGGGAGAAAGTATAATGGCACTAGCAGCTTTAATTGGTCCTGCGACCAAACTAATTGGAAAGTTTATTGAAGACAAAGATCAAAAAAACAAGTTGGCTCATCAGATAGCAACCATGGCTGAGAAACATGCGAATGAGTTAGCCAAAGGTCAAATAGATATTAATAAAGAACAAGCTAAACATCCTAGTATATTTGTAAGCGGAGCTCGGCCCGCAATAATGTGGGTCTGTTGTTTGGGGCTGCTATGGCAGTTTTTTGTGGGGCCTATTTTAACTTGGATTGCCGTAATGTTTAACCCAGAGTTAATGCCGCCACAACTTGAAGTAGAAGGGTTGATTACTTTAGTTATGTCACTTTTAGGACTTGGGGCAATGAGATCTTTTGAGAAGTCAAAAGGTATAGCAAGGGATAGTATGAAAAAATGATAAAACGTATACATATAAACCAACATAAAATAAAAGCTAATTTAAAAAACAAAACAGATGATCCTGTAATAACAGTAAAAACTGCAAAAAATAATCATTATGCAGAAGAGGTTGTTATTAGAGGGGATTCTAAAGTTGTTTATAGTCCTGACAAACCTTTATCTTGTGGTGCTAGAGTTTGGATTGAAACAAAAGCGATGGTAGTTATAAAAGAAAAAGATTTTCAGTTGAAAATTATATGATTGACATTGATTCCGTACAACAATTTAGACATATTATTAAAAAAAAACTTGAGCATGTTAAAGAAGATGTATGTTATAGTATAGACACACTAGAAAAGTTACAGTATGCTAAAGGAAAAATCGGTGCTTATGAAGCATTGCTACAGGATCTTAATGACCTGCTAAAAAAGGAGAACGACTTAGATGAATTTAATTAAACCTAAACGCTATTTAGAAAAAGAAGACAAACCTCTCGTACCAAAAGGTACAAAACAAACTGAAGAATACCTTAAAATTATACCTAACCCTGTTGGATACAGATTATTAGTAAGACCTTATTCTGGTAATAAAAAAACAGAAGGTGGTATTTACTTATCTGATAAAACACAAGAAAATATACAAATGACAACTGTTGTTGGTCTTGTAGTAAAGATGGGTGAGCAGTGTTATAAGGATAAAATAAAATTTCCAGAAGGTCCTTGGTGTAAAGAAGGACAATTTGTTATTTATGGAAGATATGCAGGTGCAAGATTTAAAACTAAATTTGGTGAGCATAGAATTTTAAATGACGATGAGATAATTGGAACTATTAAAAAACCCGAAGACATATTAGCATTATTTTAAGGAGTGGACATGCCAAGTGAACAAGTAGAACTAGATATTGATAACGTAGAAGAAAAAAGTATAGAAGTTTCTGATGATAAACAAGAAGAAACAAAACCTGTTTTAGAGGAAGTAGATTTAGGGTATTCAGACCCTATTAAATCTGACACTAAAGCAGAAGTAGTAAAAGAGGAGCCAGAAGAAAAACAAGAAAATACTGACAACCTTCAAGAAATGTCAGGTAAAGTTCAAAAAAGAATAGATGGCTTAACTAGAAAAATGAGAGAAGCTGAAAGAAGAGAAAAAGCAGCTTTAGATTATGCAAAAGGGTTACAAAAAAAGTATACAGATGTAGAACAAAAATTTGTAACTTCTGATGATAATTATTTGAAAGAATATGAAGCAAGAGTAGATAGTCAAAGAGAGCAAGTAAAGAATAGTTTAAAATCAGCTATTGAAGAGAATGATACTGATAAAATTATGGAAGCAAATGACAAACTTACTCAATTAGCTGTAGAAAAAGAAAAAGCTAGAATTCAAACAGCTCAAAAAGAACAACAAAAAGAACAACAAAAACAAGTAGTACAGGAACCTGTTGCGGCACAAAGACCTAGACAAAAACCAAGCGAAAGGGCTGAAGGATGGGCTAGAAAAAATGAATGGTTTGGTAAAGATAAACCTATGACCAATGCTGCATACGGAATTCATGAAGAATTAGTGAGTCAGGGGTTTGACTCAGAGTCCGATGAGTATTACAATGAGATAGACAGAAAATTAAGTGAGTATTTTCCTCATAAATTTTCAGTAGAAAAGAAACCCGTTCAAACTGTTGCCTCAGCGGGGCGTAAGCAGGAAGGACGCAGAAAAGTGACTCTCACCCGATCACAAGTAGCGATTGCTAAAAAATTAGGGGTGCCATTAGAAGAATACGCTAGATACGTGAAGGAGTAAAAATATGAATAATAATAAAACAAGAACCTCACGCAGTTCAAGTGAAACAAAAGATTTGAGAAACAAACCTTGGACTCCACCATCAAGTTTGGATGCACCTCCTGCACCACAGGGCTATAAGCATCGTTGGATAAGAACCGAAAGTGTCGGTTTTATGGATACAGGTAATGTATCTAAAAAGTTGAGAGAAGGTTGGGAGTTCGTAAGAGCTGAAGAAGTAAAAAACCAACTTGGCGATCATGACTATCCAGTGGTTCGAGAAGGCCAGTATCAGGGGTTAATCGGGGTTGGTGGCCTTGTGTTGGCAAGGATACCTGAAGAAATCATCGAGCAACGCAAGAAGTACTTTCAAGATGTTACTTCTGATCAAGTAAAAGCCGTTGATAACGATATTCTTAGGGAACAACGTCCCGAGATGCCTGTCAATATTGACAGACAATCTAGGGTAAGTTTTGGTGGCTCTCGTAAAGGGAGTTAATTTTAATAATTATTTTATAAGGAAATAAAATATGGCTAATACTAATGTATCGTTTGGCTTGAGACCTTTATCAAAGTTAGGTTCAAGTTATAACACTACTGGTACTACTGAATACAGAATAGCCGCAGGAAACGCCAATAGAATTTACCAAGGGATGCCTGTAATACCTACCGCTGCTGGAGTCATTGACGACTTACAGGCTGCGGCTGGTGGAACGGTTTCTATTCTAGGTGTTTTTTATGGCTGCGAGTATGTTTCTAGTACTACTGGAGAAGTAATTTTCTCAAATAACTGGCCTGGATCTGGAGCTGATACAAATCACCCAGTGAAGGCTTTCGTATACGACGATCCAGATCAATTGTTTGTAATAGCAACCTCAAATGTTGTTGCTGGAGCAAATGAAGAATCTGAAATTAGAGCTGCTGTTTTTGCAAACATTGCTTTTGCAAATGGTAACAGTGGCAACAATACTACTGGTATTTCAACTGCGACAGCAGATTTAAATACCATAGCAGCAACTAATACACTTTCTTTACGTATTGTAGGTATTCAAGAAGATGCTGAAAATTCTGATTTTACAGTTGCTGGTATTCCGTTGATTGTTCGTATTAATAATCATTTTAATGCACCGACAGGCTCTATTGCCCAAGGTACAGTTTCAACAACAGGAGTATAAAGCATGGCAATATCTAGACAACAATTAGTAAAAGAGTTAGAACCAGGTCTGAATGCTTTATTCGGT